AAGAAGAGTTTAATAAATTAAATTTGATACAGAGAAAAGCTCTTGCTGATTCTATTGGTGTAGGAGTCAATGAACTGGCAAAATTTGTTGGACAAGAAGAGAAAGTCGCTAGTTTAGGTGAAAGATTGGCTAAATCAAAGGCATTTGAGGATTTGGTGGGAGAGGATTCACTAAGTGCTTTAACAAATTTATTAAATAGTTTTAAGGCAATAGGTGCTGAATTGACCAATGCTTTAGGTCCTGCCTTTAATTTTATAGCTGGAGTATTGGGAAACATCGCCGCAGGATTTAAAGAAAATGAAGTTTTAATGAAAGGGTTGATTGGGGTTACTATACTTTTAACTGGATATATGTTGGCTATGGCACTAGCTACTGCATATGGTGCTATTGCTGCTATTCCGTTTGTAGGTCCGTTTTTAGCGCCAGTTGCTGCAGGTCTTATGCTTGCGTCTGCTGTATCACAAATCGGAAAGGCAAAAAACGTTGGTGACTTGAAATACGATGCCAAAAATAATGCCGTAGAATCATCACCTAATAAGGGACCATTGGTCACCATCGGTGAAGAATCTTTTCAAGGTCAAGCTGGAGATAGTGTGGTGATGGGTAAGCAAGGACAATCACAACAAGGTCACGGTGTAGCACGTCATGAAGTAAATGTAGTATTACCAGAAGCTGTTCCTATTACAATAGAGGGTGATACATTGAGAGGATTTTTACAATTAGAAACAGCACAACCACTAGCAGGTGGTGATGCTAGTTATGACAACGTAGGAAAGTAAAATGGGACTAGAAAATTTATCATCGGTATTTAGTGACATTAGTAGAAACTCTATTGATCCTATAGATGGTGCTAATTCACCAGCAAAACAAAAACCAACCGATGCTCAGAATTTTAACTACACTCCTTTTCCAGAAAAAAATTCAGAATTTGCTAATCAATCTATATCACTTGTTGGTGGAGAGTCGTTGTTAGATACAGAAATTGCACATACGTTTGGAACACAAGGAGCTAATAGAGAATTAATTAAAATTGAAAATATAGATATTAAACAAGAGGATAGTCCCTTAACAAAACAACCATTACTGATACCAGCTGATGAGAAAACAAGACAGAGGGAATCATCTTTATTTCAAAATCTTGGTCAAGATAACAGATTAGGTCTTGATAGTTTTGTATTAGAAAGTTTATACAACGTAGACCATACTGCTCCAAATCCAGATGATAGGAAACCGATTCAGTATGGTCAAGTAGAAATAAATACTTTACGAAGTGGTATAGGTGCTCTTTCTAATTTAGATATGTTTAGTTATTCTGATGGACTAAGAACAAGTTTATTAGGACCAGAACCTTATGTAATTACGAGTATTGGTGACCAAAAAAATAGAATAGGACATAACAGAGAAACCATTCCATTTCAAGGATTTGCTGATGATGTTTCAAGGATACTTCACTTTTATAGTTCTGGCAAAGGATTACTTTCTGCTGGTAAGGACTTATTATATGGTGGATTGTTTGCTACTAACTTGAGTGGATTACCTAACTCATTTGGACAATACAGTGGTGGTAAATCAGTAACAATTCCTGAAGAGACTAAAAAATTATTTAATAGTTTGAACACTGTTAGATTGCTAACTCATACCATGATACCAGCAGTACCTACGATAAATACTGGTCTACTGAATTTTTATGGACAGACATTACAATCTCCTGGAATAGAGAGTTTAAGAAAACCTTTTGCGGTAGGATACTCAAAACTAATTAAAGAGAACGATACACTTTCACCGATAAATCAACTTCAAGCTGGTAAAGGTATTATCGATAAAATACCACCATTACCACCTTATGAAAAAAGACCAGAAGTGCCTGGAGGTTCTGTAAGAGAATACGGAAAGAGAGTTTTAGAAAAAGGTGATAGTGAGAAGAAAAAACCATCACCATTTTTTAGATTAGGTTCAGGTGTAGGTTTAGTAGAGTATAAAAAAAGTGCTGATAAAATTGCTGAAAGTCGTCCTTTAGATCCAGTTATAGATAAACAGACTGAAGAAGAACTACCACCTTTAGAAAACAATGGTTCTAATGATATACAGAATGGTGATTTTTATGTAAGGATAAAAGATTTAAGAGATAATAACTTTGTCTATTTTAGAGGATATGTGACAGGAATTACAGAGAACGTTAACCCGTCTTTTAGTCCAGTAAGCTATATTGGTAGAAGTGAACCTGTTTATTTGTATGATAAGGGGGAGAGGGATGTTTCTTTTAATCTAAGATTATTTCCAAATAATCCTCTTGAATTAGATACCATGTATCAAAAATTAGATAGATTAACAAGTTTAGCTTATCCAGATTATATACCAGAATCAGACGATGAAACTGTTCTTCGTAAAAAAGCTCCCTTTACAGAATTGTATATGGCACATATAGGTAGTAAGGCAAAAGGTCAGTTTGGATTTATCAAGTCATTATCCTATACGGTTAATGAGAATGGTGATTGGGATGTTGATACTAATTTACCAAGATTAATTGATGTGGCTATTTCTTATCAAATACTTGGTGATGGTAATAGAAGTAAAAGAACACCAAGTAAGTTTACTCCATTTTATCCAATGAGGGCTGAACTATAATGAGTAGATACGACAATATATCAAAAGTTAAAACAAATAAAAAAGTGTCCATAGGAACTTCCTATCTACCAAAATTTGAGGAAAAAAATTCAGATATACTTCTTATTGCTACTGAAGGTGACCGATGTGATTTAATAGCACAAGAATATTACGGAACGCCAGAACTTTGGTGGTTTGTAGCATCGGTAAACAATTTAAAATCCAATAACATTGAGGCTGGAACTCAGTTGAGGGTGCCGGTTTCAACAGAACAAGCAAAACTAAAATAAAATGGATTTATCAAAAAAAGTTTTTGGTGCTAATGTAGACCAAAAAATTATTGAATATATTAATCAATTACAACAAGGTAGGTTTGAAGTAGAACCAAATTCACCTATTTCTGTTTCATATGATACCGATACCTATCTTGGTGATAGAACTCCGTTTGCTAGAATGTGGACTGCCGTTGACATATCTGAGTTAGAGCCTAAAGATAACAAATGGGAAAAGGTAGGAGATTCTGTTAAAAAAGTATTCATTCTAAACGATAATAAATATTCTTCATACGATGAGTTAGATTCTATAGATGCTGGTACTAGAATAAATGAACTATCTGAAAATACATATCTAAAACCTGTTGCTGGTATAACTGATTTGTCAAGTGAATCAAAGGGTGCTATTGGGGCATTAAGACAAACAACTGTTAAATTTGATGTTCACAATAGAAAAGATTTTGAAAATATATTTTTACCTTTCTTTTTAAAACCAGGTTCTACTGTATTTGTAGATTTTGGTTGGTCTGATAAAGCACTTTCTCTATACAATCCTATAGAACTGATACAAAATTCTGATTTAGAGATGAAAGGTTTTTACGAAAAAATATTTGAAGATGATGATGATAATATAAAAAAATCCTTAATGACTACTGTAAGTGGACAAGTTATAAAGTATGATGTAAATGTCGATGAAAACGGTTCATTTAAATGTACTTTAGAATTTGTGTCGTCTAATTATGCTTTGTTAGATAAATCAATATCTGAAGACAATGATTTAAAATTTATATTTGATAATTCTATCGAAGAGTTATTACTTGGATATTATCTATCTGTAACTGGTATAAATCCTGATGGATTGATTAATGCTAAAAGTGCGGACTTGGCTGAAAAAGATAAGGCAGAATTAATAAAAGAATTTTTTGATGGTGATACAAAACCAGCATCCGTTGGTAAGATAGATGCTTGGTCTAAAAAAGCTGGTATTTTTTATCAAAATATAAGTCAAGGTGGTTCGGAAGATGATGCTTTAGATAAAAAGGAATCTCTGTTTATAAGTTTTGGTTTATTTGAGGATAAGTTTTTAAATCAATTTATTTCTTTTTGGGAAAGTTTAGATGATTCTGGTAACCCAAAACCATTAAAAGAATCTAAGACACAATTTACGCCATCCTTTTACAGTAAAGATTCTTATGTTAGATGGGATTCTAATTTAGAAAAATTACAATTATTACCTTTTCAAACAACTGATGAGAAACTAAGTTATCTTTATCCTGATACTTGGGAAAATGAAGAGACCTATAATAAGGATAAACCATTTTCATGGATTAGTACAAAAGATGATAAAGACAAAAGAAGAATACCTCTCAGAGAACTTTTTATATCTGTACCATTGATAGCAGAATCTTTCAAGGGTGCTACAAATGTGAATGATGCTCTTGAGAACTTATTTAATACGATAAACAATGACTCTGGTGACATCATAAACATAAAGATGTCTAAGGTCGATGATAAGGAACTTGCTCTTACCTTTCAAGATATCAACGTAGAGGCTGATAAGTTTGGAAGTGCTAACGAACAGATACTAACATTTGATGTTACAAGTGGAAATACCATCGTACAAAAATCAGATTTAAAATTTGAGACACCAAAATCTGGATTATCTAGCATGATAGCGATTGGAAACTTATCACAACCTACCGTTTTTGATAGTATGGAATTACTAAAATTTAATTTTTTAAATTCAATAACACAAGAAATAGGAAAAGGAACTAACGCTAAGAAAAAGTATCAGATAAAACATTTACCTGTTTATGGTGATTTACCAACGAGAACAAAAGCAGTAGACATAAATTTTGCTAAATTAATAGAAGGGGTTGACGTAATACCATCCACCAAAAAAGAAGATACTAAAAAAGGATTTAGGGATTTTAAGAAAGCTAGAGCAAAAAAAATAAAAGAATTATCGAAAGACAAACCATCAACAACTAAGGAAACGTCTTCATCTACAACCACACCGATTCCAGGAGAGACGGAAGATGGTAAACAAATTTTATATGCTACAAGTGACAGAGATTTCTGTTTGTTAAATGCAAAAGTAAACAACTTTGTAAAATCAGGTGGTAATACAATATCACCCGTATTACCATTAAGTTTAGATATAGAGGTATATGGTAATAATTTTTTAGGGATAGGTGATTTTTTTACAACTAATTATTTACCAGAACATTATAGACAAAGAGTTTATTTTCAAATTTTAGGTGTGAATCATACGATATCAAATACTTCATGGTCAACTTCATATAAAACAATCATGAGATTAAAACCAGACCAAAAATTAGGTACTGGTAATAATCAAGTTGTTGTTCTATATCATCCGACTTTGAAAAGTTTAAAGGTTCAAAATATCATAAGTAACAATAAAGGTGGTCAAAAAAATCCTGCTCTTGAGACTTATGCGGTTGATGTAAAACCAAAGGACACTGTAAAAATTCAAAGTAACTTCGCACTACCAAAGGATATTACAAATGATGATGTACCAGTTTTTACCATCAGTAGGTCGGAGTTGGTTTTAGATCCTGACTTCAACGTGGGACTTGATGCTGATAAAAGGAAGGAAAGGTATGAAAAGTTAAAAAAAGAAAATTCATTCCAAACAAGTAGATATGGTAATTTAGTTTCTACAATCGTAAACATATCTGAATTTTATACCATTGGTACTTTAGCATATCACATGGCTTTATCAGAGTTACTTTTGGGTGAGGATATTATTGATTGGTCGAAAAAGAATGAGGCAGGTAAAGACATGATTGTTAAACCTTATTTTGTTAGAAATTTTGCTCAACTATTTGTCAATCAACCTATTTACGTTTTACCAGCAACTCGGAAAGGAAAACCAGCGGATATCTTTAAACAAAGAATATTAGAAAAATTCGACCAACCAGGTGGAAGTTGGGGATTAGATGATTTTCAAGCAGCATTATATGATTTTATAAAAACGAACCAACTTGTTATAAAAAAACCAAGTTCTGCGATAGATGATAAAAGAATAAAGAATTCAAAAGAAGAAAGGCCTTTCTTTTTAAGACAGATAGATTGGAAGATGGAGAGTAATTGGGTTAATCCTGATGGAAGTTATACCTTTTCTATATTTGATATAACTGGACATGCTGATGTTAAGATATCACCAACATTAATAATACCGACACCATTTTTAAAAGTAAGTGATGAAGAATTTCTTAAATTATTACATACAAGATACGTTGTTTTAAGGGCAACTATGTCAGACTGGCTTACTAGTAAAGAATTAGAAGATACGAGGGTTAATAATAATACTTGACATTTTAATAAATTATATGTAACTTAACATATGATTAAATTGGTTATTTCTAAACCTAACTGGTCCAAGTCTCACCCGTCAAATGAGATAGTTTTAATGTATGATGTTATGGAACATAAGTTAGTTTACGCTAATCATTATGAAGATACATCAGGTCAAATAGATTACCCAGCAGACGAGGGTATGTTAATTGATGATTGGAAAGTTGGATATGCTCATTCTTTTGCTGGTCGTCCACAATATTGTGCTGACATTCTAAACTATTGGTTATTAAACAAACCACTTGACCACATACAATGGGATAACTTTTACGACCAAGATGATTTTACATATTACTATCCATTAGATAAGATGATAGAACAATTGTGTGAGGAAGTTCCAAAGTATGATAAGATGTATGATTTTGCAAAATTACAAAACTTTCACCATGACTTTGTAACTGCTTTCGGTGAGTTAGAATCAAATGGTATCGGAGTCAATACAGATTTCACAAAGATATTCGGTGACCATATGTTAAAGTATATCTACAAAAAGAAAATATATCAGAACTATAACTTTTTTACAACCACATCAAGACCATCTAACTCTATTCACAATCTTAACTTTGCTGCTCTTACACAAGAACAGAGGAAAGCATTCTCTCCACTTAACGATGTGTTCGTAGAATTTGATTTTGAATCTTATCACCCAAGGTTAATTGCTAAATTAACCGATTATGACTTTGGTAACTCGTCAGTTTATGGTAAGTTAGCAAAGGATTTGGGTGTAACGGAGTCAGAAGCTAAAAATATCACATTTCAAAACCTATATGGTGGTGTTAGAAAGGATATTGCTAAGATGAGTGAGTTTTTCAGAGGTGTGGAAGATTTGGTAAAAGTATTTTATGATGAATATATGACTCGGAATGGAATCTTAACTCATATTTATAAAAGACCAATGAAACGAGATAATTTAGGTGACCTAAATGCTCAAAAGTTATTTAATTATTACATACAGGCGTATGAAACTGAACGGAATGTTACTATCTTAAAAAAATTACACACATATTTATTAGAGAGAAAGACTAATATAGTTCATTATAATTACGATAGTTTTTTGTTTGACTATGCTAAAGAAGATGGTAAGGAAACAATACATGATATCCAAAATATCTTACAAGAAGACGATTTTATTATTCACAGCAAAGTCGGTAACACTTATGGGACATTAAAAAATTATGAGTTTTGATTTAGGAAAACTTTTTATAGAGTGGAGAAGAATTGTACCAACTGGTATACCAAATCCTGGTAATGCGTATCATCTTGTTTTATTAAAAGAAATTTGTATGGCAAAAGGTATAGATAAAGATATCATCGATAATGTCATTGTTAGATTAGAAGAACAAGATAGTGACGATGGTGGTTTAGATGATAAGGAAAGAGAAAAAGCTGAAAAAATGGGATTGGTTTCTAAGGGATTTGGTAATTGGGCAAAAGAAAAAGACGGACCTACAACTCACAAAGTAAAAGATGGTAAGTTAGTTCCTGTAGGAGATGACCAAGATGATGAAGATGATGAAGATAAAAAAGATTCAACATCAGTAGCAGGTCCTGAATTAGCAGATACGGATGATTATTTAGGAAGTGATAATGTAGATAACACAAAAGATGATAGTGATACTGAGACACAATCTCAAAACATAAGTGATGATAATCAGAAGATAATTAATGATTTTGAAAATAGAGCTAAGAAACAAGGTGACCAATTAAGTGATAGTAAGAAACAAATTTTAAATGAAAGTTTGGATAAAATAAAAACTATATATGATGACGATGCCTCAGATGATGATAAAAGAGAAGCTGCTCAATGGTTAGTTGATAACGCTGGTTTTGCCACTAACGAAAATGGAAAGAAAGCTTATTTGAACAAATTAGGTGGCGATAGAAAGATATTATCTGGTGATGCTGGAACAAAAAAATCTGAGGATTTGGTTAATAAAGTTTCTTCATTGGTTGAACTAAAAACATTTAACGCTTCTGGTATCAAAGTAGGATTTAGTGCTGCTGCTAAACCTGATTTAGGAAAAGAAAACGAAGTCAAACCATCACAAGATGAGGGTGTCGCTAATTACTTCAGTAGTCATAAAGTTTTACAAAAGATAAGACCTAACTTACATGGTCTGTTTGGTGTTAAGGATGAGAATGGAAAAGTTAAAATGCCAAGTAGTGAACATTCAAAAGATTACTTAGCACAGAGTATAAACAATCCTGCACTACAAAACACTATTGATTACGCTAAAGAACAAATAAAAAATGGTACTATAGATGAAGGAGTATTAAGTTCTTTAGAAGACCATCAAAAGAGAATGCAAGATGTCTTGAATAATTATGATATACCAAGTGAAGAAGCGGCAAATGCAATTGCTGATAGTTATAACGACTTGATGGTTGGTTTACATAAGGCTGATAGTGACATAGCAAATTCAATCATGAAACAACTTGCTGAAAACAATCTATATGAACAAGAATTAGCAAATGGTGAAGAGGTTTACTTACCATCAGCTGGTAACTTTCCTGCTGGTGATAAAATAAAGGGTGGTACATTAGAAAAGGTATCTTTAATCAGTTGTAAGTTTGGTAAAGCTGGAAGGACATACGGGTGTCCAGCAAACTCAAAAACCATTTGTGAGTTACATCAAGATGAAAGTAAACAGAATAATCAAGGACAATATCTTGGGGAAGATGGATATACTTTGTTGATAAACGATGATTTAATTAGAGGTGAGGATAAGAGTGCTACTGTATCTAAGACAGAAAACTTTATCAAAGATACATTAAACGAAGTAAATTTAGGTGACACATTTACAGATGAAGAAGTTTCAAAGATATCAATCATAGTTTCTGATTACATGGAAGAAATTGATAGGATAAAAGAAGAAGTAAAAGACGAAACTCCTGTGTCAAGAAAGTGGAAATTATTTGGTGAAAAACTAAAAGACATGGAGAAAGAGTATAAAGAGAAACTCGGTGGTGTTATAACTGAAGAACATGCGGCTGCTCTAATTGGTAAAAACAATGCGAAAAACTTAGTTCAACAAGGTGGTGTTAAGGTAGAAGCTCTTATGTCTGCTATTGAGATAGCTAATAATATCAGAACCAATGAATCACTAAACGACTTAGAACATAATAAACAATTTTATGATGAAAATGATGAACCAAAATTTGTAACATCAAAGGGAACACAGAATCCAGATGATTACTCAATAACATTTAGAACTAAAAGAACTGCTGGTAGAACAGGTGGTGGATGTCAATTATCATTTACAGGTGATGGTAAACCAGCTCCAATACAACTAACAGACGATGGACAAGCAATAGATACTGCAACTGGCGAGGTAAAGGGAGTATAATGAAAACACAACTGCTTTGTACATTCACAACACAGCACAATCTTGAACAATCCATTCGTGACATCACGAAAAACTTCAAGGTCGTGTTTGAAAAGATTTATGTACTACAAAACGAGGACAAACCAAAGGAACTGATTTGTACCTACAATGTTAATCAAGAAGATGATATAGATTTTAATTCTGTAAAGAATACAATATCTCTACATCGTAAGAAAATTACAAATACACTTTATACGATAAATGCTCTAAACGAATTGATAAAGTTAATAAACAACGGAGTGTTGGATACTAACTATCAGGTAGAATGGGACACATATAAGAATATGATTTTGATATCGAATAAAGAAGGTTTACAGAAAATACCAACAAGGATACTAAAAATAATAGAGTTATAATGGCATCACCAATATATTTTTTCACCAGAAGTGGATGTGTCTGGTGTCAGAAAATGAAGCCATCAATAGACCAAATAAATGAAACTCTGAACGATGAGCAAAAGATTCAGATTCATTCTATTGATGAACAAAAATCTAAAGCAATTTACGATAACATTATTCGTATGAATAACGTAAAAGATATAATTCCCTTAATGTATAATTCAAATATAGGGACAACTCTTTTGGGTTATAAGGATAAGAAAGATATTCAGAAATTCTTAAGAGCTGAACCAACAACTTATAAAAAACCACTAACAGGTCTTCCACATTTTGAAATTGAAAATAGTACAGGAAAAGACTTTGATAATTGGAAAAAAAGTGTTATATTATGGTATAAGGAAAACGAAAGTCGTCTTCCTACAAACGTAATAGACAAAGACAAAATGATAGATATGGTATACAACCAATGGATGGCATATAGGACTAAACCTACAACAATAGAGAGTAGGTTAGATGCCTTAGAATATAAAGTTGATAAGATTCTTAAAAAAATCTCTTGACTTTTTCATCAAAAATTTGTATATTATATAAATTGGTTATCTACAAATTTTACTTTAGTAATATTTATAGGTGTAACAATAATAATAATAAATAAACTAGGAGAATAAACATGGACTTAGATGCTATAAAAAGCCGTCTTAATCAGTTACAAAACACACAAACAAATGCGTTTTGGAAACCTCAACCAGGAAAATCACAAGTAAGGATAGTGCCTTATAAGCACGATAAATCAAATCCTTTTAGTGAACTTTTCTTTCACTATTCATTAGTACCAAATAAGACAGTGATTTCACCACTATCTTATGGTCGTCCTGATCCTGTTCAACAATTTGCTGACAAGTTGAAATCAACTGGCAACAAAGATGAATGGATTCAAGGTAAGAGAATCGAACCAAAGATGAGAACATTTGTTCCTGTCGTTGTTCGTGGAGAGGAAAACGAAGGTGTTAAGTTTTGGGGATTTGGTAAAACTGTATATCAAGAACTTCTTGGTATAATTGCTGATCCTGATTATGGTGATATATCTGATGCTACTGCAGGTAGAGATATTACTGTTGAAAGACAAACACCTGCCGAAGCCGGTAATCAGTATGGTAAGACAACTATTCGTGTCAAACCAAACGTAACCTCACTTTCCGATAACTCTGATTTACTAACAAAGTTGTTAGATGAACAACCAAATATCAATGAGTTGTACAATGAGCCAACCTTTGATGAGTTAAAAGGTCATCTTTCTAACTTTTTGAATCCATCAGATTCTACAGAAGAAACAACAGAGAAAGAACCAGAAATGGTTTCTACTGAAGCTTCTTCTAATGTAGAAGACGATTTCGATAAGTTATTTAATTCATAAACCGTGCATGGTTAGAGTGGGAATGGTTTCCTCCTTTTCCGTTCCCACTCGTCTTACTTTGGAGAAATAAATGTCTAATAGAGATGAATTAGCAGATATAATTGCTGGTGAACTAAACAAACAATTCAAGTCAAATCAAGTTGCTTACTTCTTGGATGGTGTCCAAGAAACTCCAACTGATGTTTCGGATTGGGTTGGTACAGGTTCAACGTTGTTAGATTTGGCAGTATCAAACAAACCACATGGTGGTCTGGCTGCTGGTAGGATTACAGAAATCAATGGATTAGAGGGAAGTGGTAAATCACTTATTGGTGCTCACGCTCTTGCTTCTACCCAAAAGAAAGGTGGACTTGCTGTCTATATAGATACCGAGTCTGCTGTTTCAAGTGAGTTCTTACAGGCAATTGGAATTGATACTGATAGTATGTTATATGTTCATTTGGAAACAATTGAAGATATATTTGATACAATCGAAACAATCGTTACAAAAATTCGTGAATCAAGTAAAGATAAATT